GTAAGATTGACGGAGAGTTTTACACCGGAAGATACATGTTTACGGTGGACTACACGGAGAGCGAAGTGGCCGACTGCCCTGCACAACACAAACAAAGTCATGTTTTGACTTTGACGGATGCGGGCAAGTGGACAGGCAATATTGTGGCATTGCCAAACAATCGCGTTAGGGTCACAAGCCCTGCGTTTTGGCAAACAGGGGAAGGGGCACCTGATTTTAAGCCTGGTCAGTGGATACATTGTGCGGAGCAGGATGACTCGTATATGGATGCACAAGCGACATTTGACAACTTGTACAGCAAATGACCACCTCCAACACAACCACATTTGACCTGTCGATTGATGACTTAATCGAAGAGGCGTTTGAGCGCTGCGGCATGAGGCCGACCAGTGGGTATCAACTTACGTCGGCACGTCGATCGCTCAACTTGTTGTTTCTTGATTGGGCCAATCGTGGGTTGAATTTGTGGACCATTGAGCAGGCTACTTTTGCCTTAGTGCAGGGGACCAGCAGCATTTCGTTGCCGACTGACGTGGTGAATGTGTTAGAGGCTATCATTCGGCAAAACAACCAAGGCATCAACACGGACGTCTACATTGAGCGTATCAGCCGGGAAGACTACCTTAACGTGCCTGACAAAACCACGCAGGCTCGCCCTGCTCAGTTTTATGTAGAGCGCACCAACGTCCCAAAGGTGTATTTTTATCCGGCAGCGGACCAGAACTACACTTTTGTGTACTACCGCATTCGTCGCATCCAAGACGCCGGTGTCTACACAAACACTTCTGACGTCAATTTTAGGTTTTTACCTTGTTTGGCGTCAGGCCTTGCGTACTACCTATCGCTCAAGTTTGCTGCTGACCGAGTTGCGGCTTTGAAAACGATCTACGAGGAGGACTTCCTCCGCGCAGCAATGGAAGACCGAGACACCGCCAGCGTGCAGTTCGTACCGGACTTGGGGGTATGACATGGCATTTGCAACCGGCATATATTCCTACGGCTTGTGCGATTACTGCGGGCAGCGGTACAAGTACAACAACCTGCGCAAGAACTGGCGCGGGTTTATGGTGTGCCCCGACGATTACGAGCCAAAAGAACCCCAGCTTGAGCCCCTTCGCTACAACGGAGACGCCATTGCACTGCGCGATCCGCGCCCCGATCGCATTGAACCTGTGTCCGTCTTTGTTGGCGCACCAGGTTTTACGGCGTTCCAGAGTTTCGGCAGTGTTCGAGGCGGTACCAACATGCAGCCGTATATTCAAGACCAAGCGCTTATTGCGCAAGGCGTTGTTGGCAAAGTGACTGTGAGTATTACATGACCTACAACGAACTTGTCACCAACATCCGAAACTACACCGAGGTAAACAGTAACGTGTTTACCAGTGCAGTAATAGATACCTTCATCACCATGGCGGAGAACCAGATTCTTCGCGAGATTGACTTGGATGTGTTCAAGCTGGAGGTAACAGGCAGCATGACCCAAGGCAACAGGTTTCTGACTGCCCCTACTGACCTTTTGACGCATCGGTACTTAATTCTGACGCCCACCAGTGGCGAACAGTTGTTCTTGGACTTCCGAGACACGTCTTTCATGAAAGAGTATTGGCCCAACGGCACCACGCAGGGCACGCCCAAATACTATGCCGTGTGGGACCAGAACACGTTTTACATTGCTCCCACGCCGAACCAGAGTTACAGCGTGGAGCTGGGCTATATTTATCGTCCCACGCAGCTGTCGTCGGCCAATCCAACCACTTGGATCAGTAATAATGCACCTGAGGCGTTGTTATATGCGTGCTTGATTCAAGCCTACAGCTACACAAAGGGACCTGCTGAAATGATGCAGTACTTCCGTGGGGCTTACAAAGAGGCCATTCAAGGTTTGGGCGCAGAGCAACAGGGCCGTCGCCGCCGTGACGAGTATCGTGACGGTATGCTGCGTATTCCACTTAAATCGGATTCACCTGGACCATGATTACAGCACCGGCACCTGTACACGTAGGCAGCGTCTTTGTCGAGACCACGCAAAAGCGCGGTTGGACGCCAGAAGAGCTGGCCGCGCGCGCTGCCGACAAGATCATCTATGTCGGGGACCAGTCGCACCCAGCGGTGCAGGCCCAAGCAAGAGCTTTCAAGGACAGCGTCAAGCATGTTGTAGCGTTTTATTTGAAAGAGGCGGTTGAACAGGACCGAGCAACTATTGCCCTGCGCCTGCGCGAGGCAGGTCACCCCGACTTAGTTCATTTGTTAGGAGATTAAAAATGGCATTTTCAGGCAATTTCATGTGCACCAGCTTCAAAGTGGAGCTGATGAAAGGTGTACACAATTTCACAACTAGCACGGGTAATACCTTCAAGCTGGCTTTGTACGACAACAGTGCATCGTTTACTGCGGCAACGACCACCTACACGGCTACCAACGAGGTGGCCGCTTCAGGCTCGTATGTGGCGGGCGGCGGCGCACTGACCAACGTCACGCCATCGTCTACGGGAACCACTGCGTTCACGGACTTTGCTGACTTGTCGTTTACAAGTGCCACTATTACGGCCTTTGGTGCATTGATTTACAACGACACGGCTGCGGGTGACCCAACTGTTTGTGTTTTGGATTTTGGCGGTGCAAAGACGTCCACCAGTGGCACGTTCACCATCATCTTCCCGACAAACGATGCCACCAACGCCATCATTCGCATTGCTTGATGAGGAGCACATGTGGCTGATGTCGTTGTTGCCTTTCAAGGCTGGAATGCGTCCGGTGTAGGCTGGGGAGAACAGCCTTGGGGAGAGGGCGTTCTTGACATCCAAGCTACTGGGGCCGTAGGCTCTGTGGTAGTGACCGCTGACGCGGTTGTTTTAGTTTCTGGGGTAAGCGCCACGGCCTTTTTGGGCCAGGCTACGGTCACCGGCGAGGCCAATGTCAGCGTTACAGGGGTAAGCGGCACGGGTGAGGTTGGCGGCGTCACTGTAGTGTGTGACGTGAACGTGCAGGTGACGGGCCTAGTAGGCACGATGGCCTTGGGCAATGTCACAGTGGCCGCGAACGCGGACGTGTTTGCCGTAGGGGTCCAAGCCGTAGGCCAAGTGGGTTCAGTTGACCATCAAGCGGACGCCAACGTCACTCTTGTTGGGGTAAGTGCCACGGGTGTCCTTGGCACTGCAACGGTTAACGCCAGCGCAAACACCCCAGTAACTGGCCTGCAAGCAGTAGCATCGGTTGGAACGGTCACAGCAGGCGCTGGAGCGGATGTCAGCGTTACTGGCGTTTCTGCTCAGGGGCAGATGGGAACCGTACTTGTTTGGAGTGTAATAGATGACAATCAGACGCCTAACTGGCAAAATGTGAATGATTCACAGTCGGGTAGCTGGGTCGTTGTCAATGACGGAAACACGGTGACTTGGGTTCAAGTCTTAACGTAAAGGGAATAACATGGCAAGCACCTATTCAAGTAATCTCAAGATTGAATTGATGGGCACGGGTGAGAACTCGGGAACTTGGGGCACCATCACAAATACTAACTTGGGTACAGCATTTGAGCAGGCTGTCATTGGTCTGGGCAATCCTGACTACACGTCTGATGCCAACCTGACTATTAGCATCACAAACAGCAATGCAGCCCAAGCTGCTCGTGCCTTGGTCCTGAATGTAACTTCCGCGTTCGGTAGCTTGACCGCCACTCGCGAGCTGGTAGTTCCTACCATCCAAAAGCAATACATTGTTCAAAACAACACGACCGGTGGTCAGAGTATTACGGTTAAGACCAGTGCTGGCACGGGCATTACCGTTCCTACTGGTCGCAAAGCACATTTGTATGTGGACGGCACAAACGTCGTTCAGATGTTTGACTTTGTTGACATCAATGGCGGCACGATTGACGGCGCAACTATTGGCGCTGCATCTGCTTCAACTGGCGCGTTTACCACGCTCAATGCGTCTGGCGCAACCACCCTAGACGGCACTGTTGCCTTGGGCAACGCTTCTGGTGACTTGATCACCGTGCCTGGCACGATTGGCAGCAACGTAATTTTCACCGACAACACTTTTGACATTGGTGCCTCGGGCGCTACGCGCCCGCGTAACTTGTTCCTGGCTGGTGCTGCTACTGTTGGCGGCAATTTGTCGGTTGGTGGCACGCTGACGCTTACTGGCGGCGTGAATTTGAATGGCAACGTGACTGTGGGCGACTCATCTGCTGACACGTTGACCATCAACAGCACAATCACCAGCAACTTAATTTTTACCGACAACACCTACGACATTGGTGCAAGTGGTGCCACGCGCCCGCGTAACTTCTTCTTGGCCGGCAACATTACCGCTGGCGGCAATCAGACGCTGACCGGCGCGTTGACCGTGGACAGCACAACGGACTCCACCAGCACGACCACGGGCTCCATTCAGACGGATGGCGGTGTCGGCATTGCCAAAGCTTTGTTTGTGGGCACTACCACCAACATGGCGGGGGCCTTGACCTACGGTGGCGTGACCTTGTCCAACTCTGTTACGGGCACGGGCAGCATGGTCTTGGCCACCAGCCCTACTTTGGTAACGCCTGCGCTTGGAACGCCTTCAAGCGGAGTGGTCACTAACTTAACCGGCACAGCATCAATCAACATCAACGGCACTGTCGGTGCTACAACAGCAACCACTGGTGCATTCACAACATTAACTGCTAGCGCCGATTCCACATTCTCCTCCACTGGTGCATTAATCATCAGCAAGGGAACAACAGGACAGCGTCCTACACCAGCAAGCGGAATGCTTCGCTTCAACACCACTACATTTGAGTTTGAGGGCTACAACGGCACTGCATGGGCTTCTGTTGGCGGTGCGGCACTGAGCAACGACACAAGCACTGCAACTGATGTATTCCCACTGTTTGCAAACGCCACAACTGGAACAGCATCCACACTGTTCACGGGCAATGCGTCCCTTTTGTACAAGCCAAGCACTGGTGAACTTAAAGCAAGGGTTCCTGTTGCCTCCAACGGGATTGTGGTGAACAGTCAAACAGTAGCTACAAGCTACACGATAGCGGCTGGGTTCTCAGCAATGTCAGCAGGCCCGATAACGCTATCAGGCGGTGCGGTGGTAACTCTTTCTAGCGGTTCACGCTGGGTTGTCCAGTAAAAAGGAAAAGATATGGCAAGCGTTGTTGTAAATGGAGATACAAGCGGGGCGGTAACGCTATCTGCGCCAGCGGTAGCGGGTACGGTGACTGTGACCTTGCCAGCGGCAAGTGGCACGATGCTGACCACAGCATCTTCAACAGGCATCAGTGGTAGCGCAATATCTTCGGGTACTGTTGCCGAGGCTTATGGCGGTACAGGTACAAGCACTGGCTACTACGGCTTCAAGAACCGCATCATCAATGGTGCGATGGTGATTGACCAAAGGAATGCGGGGGCTAGTGTTAGCAATACTACTGCCGCTATTTATACATTGGATAGATGGGGATGCTATGGGCCATCTGCTAGTAAATTTACAGTCCAGCAATCTTCCACTGCTCCTGCTGGATTTATCAACTCATTGCTTGTTACTTCTTCTGCCGCAACTGCTGTTGGTGCTAGTGATATTTATCACTTATTCCAACAAGTTGAAGGGTTGAATATTTCAGATTTAGGGTGGGGTACTGCAAGCGCACAAACGATCACACTCAGTTTTCAAGTGCGTTCATCATTGACAGGAACATTTGGCGGCTCTTTAAGAAACTCTGCTGGCAATAGGTCATATCCATTTACCTACACAATTTCAACCGCAAACACATGGGAGACAAAATCCATTGCAATTGCTGGCGATACAACTGGAACTTGGTTAACTACAAATGGAATAGGTATTTCGTTAAGTATTGGCCTTGGTGTTGGCGCTACTTTTAGCGGTACATCAGGGGCGTGGGCGGCGGGAAACTATTTATCAGCCACAGGCGCAACATCCGTAGTCGGCACTAACGGTGCTACTTTCTTCATCACAGGCGTACAGCTAGAAAAAGGCTCAACAGCAACTAGCTTTGATTACAGACCTTTTGGGACTGAGTTGGCTTTGTGTCAGAGGTATTGCCAGAACATTCGTGCCGCAGATGGCAACGGTTCGTATTTGCGTTATGGCTACGGAGAGTATACGGCAACAACTAACTTGTCTCTAAACATCAATCTTTTTGCAACGATGAGAACAACGCCTGCGCTAACAACAACAACAGCAGCTCTGTATGGTGGATTTTCTGCTGGCACAATTTCAGCGGCTTCAGCCTTAACTATCGGCGCTGATGGCTCTTCGCCGTCTATAGCAAATGTTCAAATGACAACTACAGGATTGACTGCGGGTAGAGCGGCGGCTCTTCTGTCTAACAATAACCAAACATCTTTTCTTCTTTTTAGTGCGGAGTTATAAATGTACAAAATTCTTAAAGGCGGCATTGAAAAAGAAGAGTACGGCGCATTGCGTGACAACGGCAATGGAACATTTACCAGCTTTTTATTTGACCCCGACAACACAGACTACCAAGTCTACCTAGAGTGGCTGGCCTTGGGCAACACACCACTACCCGCAGATGAGGAGAACACATAATGGCTGTAACGCTTAATGCCAGCACCACGGCTGGTTTGGTTCAAACTGCTGACACCAGCGGCGTGTTGGCGCTTCAAACTGCGGGGACAACGGCGGTTACTGTAGATGCTTCACAGAATGTGACATTGGCTGGCACATTAACTACAACAGGCGTTACAACTTTCCAAGCTGGAACAGCGGCACTTCCTGCCATCACCACAACAGGCGACACAAACACAGGTATCTTCTTTCCTGCCGCTGACACCATTGCTTTTTCTGAAGGTGGCACAGAGGCCGCAAGGTTTGATAGCTCTGGTAACTTTGGCGTAGGCGTTACTCCTGCTGTCAGATTAGATGTATCAGGAGCAGCGTCAATTAATGGTGATGCTAGATTCGTAGCAAAACTTGCAGATACTTCTGCTGTTGCACAAGGTAATGGCGGCGGCGTTATGTTTCGTGGCGTATATACAGGCACAACGCTTGTAGATGCCGCTGGTGTTCAAGCATACAAAGCTAACGCAACTGACAATAATTATTCTTATGGACTTGCTTTTTCAACAAGAGCAGATGGTGGAAATTTAACCGCCAACATGAGATTAAATGAAAGCGGTAACTTGGGCTTGGGGGTTACTCCTAATGCTTGGGGTAGTGGCCCTGCAATGCAAATTGGTAATCTAGGGATTGCTACCCGTACTTCTTTAACTTCTTTGGCTCAATTTTCTGCAAATCAATATTGGGATGGTGCAGCCCACCGTTATATTGCCACTAACTTTGCAACTTTATATACACAAAACTTAGGGGCGCACAACTGGGGTATAGCCGCCTCTGGCACAGCAGGAAATGCAATTACTTTTACAAACGCAATGACCCTCGACACCAGCGGTAACTTGCTGGTGGGGACTACGGATTCAGGCAGAACTACTGGCGCAGGTGTAAAAATAGGAACACCGGGGGGAACCACCGCAGGCACTATTAGCGTGGTTAAGACATCTTCAACAGGGGCTGATGACAGCTACAACTTGTACTCCACAGGCGCAGCAGCTTATCGTTTTTATGTGTCGTTGGCTGGTACTGTTTTTGCCACCAATACAGCTATTGGCGCAATTTCAGATGCTCGGCTTAAAGAAAATGTGCGGGATTTGAATGTTGGGCTTTCGGAAATCATGGCGCTCAAACCCCGCCTGTACGATTGGAAAGAAGGCAAAGGCGCAGACATTAAAAATGCCCGTGGGTTTATTGCTCAAGAGTTTGAGGAAGTGTTCCCAGACTTGATTGACGAATGGAAAGATCCAGCACCAGAAGGCGAAGAACCTTACAAAGCTGTGCGTCAAGATTTGATTCCCGTGCTGGTCAAAGCCATCCAAGAACAGCAAGCCCTCATCACCCAACTCACCGCCCGTATAACAGCTTTAGAAGGAGCATAAACCATGACCACAACTTACACAATCAACCAACTTGACCGGAACACCTCTGACGGATTTGTCACTACTGTGCATTACAACGTTACAAAAGTAGATGGTGAATTCTCTGCATCCACCTACGGCACTGTCAGCTTTGAAGCTGGTACGCCAACAACCCCCTACGCATCTTTGACCAAGGCTCAAGTTATTGAGTGGGTAAAAGACAAGCTGGGCGAGGAAACAGTTGAGGCTTCACTGGCTTCTCAGATTGCTGCACAGAAGAACCCAACAACTGCAACAGGGATGCCTTGGTAATGGAAGTAGAAAACAAATACATCTCTGAGACAGAGGCTAAGCTGATGACACATGAAGAAGTGTGTGCTCAGCGATATGAAGCCATTAAGAAGTCTTTTGAAGAAGGCGACAAGCGTATGACAAAGATTGAATATCTTTTGTATGCTGTCATGGTGGCTGTATTATTTGGGCCGGGCATGGCTGCTGAGCTTTTTAAAAAAATAATAGGAATTTGAAATTGATCCTATCTCCATACTCTTTGCTGCCAATGCCTGTGTAGCTGCAATTAAGGAAGGCTGTGAGCTTTATAAACAAGCCAAGACTTCCTTCATGGAAGTTAAAAAGACAGTAGATGAAGTTGTAGGAATAGGTAAAGAAGTACAGGGGTTTTGGAGCAAGCTCTTTGGAAGTAAACCAAAATCTACACCTGTTGCTGTAGTTTCAAACAAAAAGAAAAGAGAACAATTTGTAGCAGTAGATGAAACTCAGGTGATGGTGGATGTAGTTTCCCAACTCACTGAGTTTTTTAAACTTCAAGAACAGCTAGCTGCACATATAAGAGAAGAAGAAGAGAAGAGTCAAACAGTTTACGATCCAGATGCCAATCTAATGGAAGCTGCCCTGAAGCGGGTGATGGCTCAAGATCAGATGGCAGCATTAGAAAAAACCATTAGAGAAACTATGGTGTATCAAAGCCCTCCAGAGATGGGAGCTTTATATAGCAAAGTGTTTGAGATGAGAGACATTAT